GCCCAGCCCGGCGATGTGAGCTTGGTATCTGGGGTCTGCTCGCGCCATGCGGTCGAGCTTAGCCTCAGACAGCTTCTCCTTCGAGTGCGCGACAGCCAGCTCGTTCGCGACCGTAGACAACATGATGTGGCGCTGGTGCTCTAGCTGTACGGTTCTCCCCTCGGCGATCGCCTTGCGGTGCCCGGTCTGGCGCATCGCCTCGATCTGCTCATACGGGCTCACATCGAAGTGGGAGCTGATGAGCTCCCGAGCTGCCTCGGGGGTGACGACCTGCGCCCCCGAGGCTCTGAGCTGCTCGCCCCTATCCATCAGAACGGCAGCTCGTCGTCGTCTTCCAAGAGCTCGGTCACTCCGCTGCCACTGGCTGCTTGGCGCAGTGCCTCGGGCACGACCTGGATCTCGAAGTTGCGGTAGCGGTTGCCGCCGTTGTTCGGCTCAACCCACCCGAGGAACGCGAAGTGCAGAACCTCGCCGATGTGGTCCTCGGTCACCCGGTCCTTCAGTGTCGCCGACGCCAGACCCACGTTGGCCTTCTCTCCCACGCGGTGCTCGTCGCCGAGCCCGCCTGAGTTCGTGACGACGATGGTGGCGTTCGTGCCGTACTTCCCTTCCCAGAGCTCTTCGACTGCGCCCTCGACCCACGCCAGCTCGCTCGACGGCCACGCTACGAAAGGCGTCGAGGTGGTGCCCTCTGCCCTGGCGCCGCCGATTGCTGTCGCGCCGGCTGCCCTCAACTGATCTGCTCTACTCATCGGTCATGTCTCCAAGTGGATAGGTGTCTCGTAAACTTCCTCACGAGGCGTCTTGCCACGGAAGGAGTCGGTGTCGAGCTGCCAGCCCTTGATGTAGGCGGCAGCTTGGAAAATTTTCCAGAGTTTCTCTTGGTCTCGCACCGTGTGAAGCGTCGTGCCGGTAGGCTCGACGTGGCATACCGAGAGCTTCTGCGCGTACTCCGGCTTCCACGGGATGAGCTGGCCTTCCCAGCTCTCGTCTTTCCCGGTGGTCCCGGCGGCCAGCAGGACCCACTCAGCGTTGGCATAGGCTGCCTGCTGCACCCCGTGGTCCGGGTAGATGCCCTTAGAGCTCTTCCAGTCGATGATCGACGTGGTGCCGTCCTCGGCGAGATGCCAGAGGTCCAGCGTGCCTGCGTACCCGACAGTGAAATTGAAGACGATCATCTCTGTTGCCAGAACGGTGCCGCCGAGCTCGCCGAGGAAGCCCATCGCTGCGGCTGCACAGGCGTCCTCGTCCTCGGTGAGGCCCTCGGGGAGGGGCGTGTCGTCCACGACAGCCTCAATGGCAGCGTGGATCGCTGAGCCCCTGTCCCCGGCCGCATCCCTCTTCGAGTAAGGGGATCCCTTCAGGAGCTTCAGGGCGTCTGCCTTGGGCAGGCCTGACCACTCGTCCTTGTGCGCGATGGCAAACTCTGCCACCGACTTGATGCCCCACCCGACCAGGGCAGGTTTCGGTAAGCCCCCGAGCAGCGTCGTAACCCGGCGCAGCTTACGCTGCCGGCCGCCACCTGCAATCTCGTAGCCGTAGCGGTTGCGCGTTGCCGTGACGGTGGTGGCCGCCTCTCTCGCGGCTTTGATGTCTGCGACGATCTCATCTCTGGTCATGCTGTCTCCTTGGAAGGGTTGGTGACCCCCGTAGCTGCCTTCCCTGCATCCAACTTAGGAGGCGCAGGTTCAAGGCCTTTCGGACCCTCTCTCAACTTAGGGGCCACCGGATTATTGATGACGAGGCCTGTGCGCCTCGTGTAGAATGCAAACAGCTCGCGGCGCCGGTTACTGGTTTCCATATCAGCTACCTCCCGTGAGCTCGGCGAGATACTGCTCTGCTTCCTCGCGCTGCGAGGTGTGCCACACCCGCAGCACGTCCCACGTCTCGACGGGGCCGGTGCCGCAGACCAGCATGATTTGGTCCATCATGCCGGTCTCCAGTCGGATGAGCTTCTGGTCAGCCATCAATCCGGCGGCCCCTATGCTGAGAGAGGGTCCGAATGTCGTCCCCGCTTCGAGTCCAGCCCGGTAGGCGCGTAGCATACCGTGGAGCTCTCGCTTCGGAACGTGCCCGACTTGGAAGACATCGCGGCCACCGCTCCCAGTCGCACCGTGCTGGTGAAGTGAGTACCCGCCGTATGCGCCGCTGAGGTGGTAATTGAAGGCGTTGGGCGTCAGCTTGCCGTCCACCTTTGTCCACGCCTGCAACGGTGTGCCAGCCGCCCGGTTGATGGCGTCCACCGCCCTGTCGAGGTCCGCTATCGTGATGCGTCTCATGGCTTAGGCCCCCTTCGGGTTGGGGGTTTCGATGATGTTCTCGCCAACCTGCATCCAGCTATACCAGCCGCCGCGAATGTCGGGGAGCGAGATCAACTCGTGGGCGTGGTCTACGAGGTCGATGTAGGCCCAGCCAGTGTCGGCTTGAAAGGCGGGGATCTGACGTGTGATCTCGCGGCCATCCTTTTCGGATTGGAAGGTCATTGTCCCGGTGACGGTGGTCAGGTCGTTCATCGTAGGCACTTCTTGCAGGTGACCGGCGAGTCGGTGACCCGTGCGCGTCCTCCGTTCCAGCGGCTCGCTCCACAATACGGCTGGTCGAGGAACTCGGCGCTCTGCGTCCAGACCTTGTGGACCTTGCCGTTGCCGCTCGTGGAGATCACAGCGTGAAAGGTGAAGCGGGGGAGATCGTTCCAGGCGCTTCGTGCTGCGGCGTTGGCTTCGCGGCCCTCCGCTGCCCTCCACGCTGCCATCGTCCGGTCAGCGTTTTCTTCGTGGGCGGCGGTGTGGGCGGTGGTCAGGTTGCTCATGGTGTCTCCTACTGAAGGGGTACTTCTAACGTGTCTTAATCTGGGGTCAGGTGACCTAGGGCACAAGGGGGTCATGCCGCCCCCCTCTTGAGCTTATGTCTCTCGATCGCTGCCCTACGCCTAGCCCTCGCCCTCTCCTCTCTCTCGCGGTCTCGGGCCGAGCCCCCGGTGCGCTTATGCACCAGCTCCGCAATCACCCAGTCGAGCTGGTAGGCGTGCTTGAAGTTGTGCCCCTTATACCACTCCTTGCTCGCCCTCCAAAGCGGCAGCAGCTCGGCGTCGGTCAAGCCGAAGAACTCGCAGCTCGCTGCCCTCATTAGCCCCTGGAACCTCGGGCCGTGGTGGTCGCACGTCGTGGGTGACCTCTTGAGGCAGGTGTGCGCTAGCTCGTGGACGACGACCTGCTGGATGAAGGCGTCGGTGGACTCGCCACCGACCTTGACCCAGCCTCCCCAGTAGCCGGCGCGGCCGCTGGTCTCGCGGTCCTCGCCAACGTCCACCAGCCGGAACATGGTGGCCCGCAGGGTCACGCCCTCGGCCTTCCACGTCTTGAGGGCGATGGCCTTCCTGAGCGCGGCCCTCGCGACCTTGATGTGTGGGGGGAGCTTAGCCATTGGTCACCTCCGGCTTCCGCAGGTAGACGACGGTGGCCTTGGCGAGGGTCGTGCGCTCCTTGGGGGTGAAGGCTCGGCCACCGACGACTCGTGGCTGGCCGGCTCGGGTGATGGTCACGGATCCAGTGCCCACCGAGCGCACCTTGATCTTCTTACCGTTGTGGTCGAAGGCCACTCGGTTCCTCGTCAGCTCCCCCAGATAGACGGCATCCGGGCTCGCGTCGAATCGGACTTCTGTCATGTTGCACATCTCCATTGAAGGTATTGCTACTCGATTACTCATACACCACAAGGGAATTAATGTTCCATCGCCCTCAATGTCAAGTGTCACGATGTCTCGAGACTCTCTCTACATATACATTGATGAGGCAGCTCGGGCCGCTCCGGGGGGGCGGTGGCCTTCGGGCCCGAAGGTGGGCCCTGAATCCACTGAAGCCGGGTGAGCCATCCACCGTTCAGGGAGGTGATACATGAGGTTGACAATTAGGAAGTGGGACCAGTTCCAGCACTACTCGAAGCGGCGGCCGCCGTGGATAAAGCTCCACAGGCAGCTACTCGAAAACCGCCACTGGGCAGAGCTCTCGGCGAGCTCAGCTAAGCTCCTCGTAGAGTGCTGGCTTCTTGCTAGCGAAGAGTCGGGAGGCGTCCTTTCCGGCGATGTGGTCACCGATTTAGCGTGGCGGCTTCACCGCACGGCGAACGATTTGGTGCCGGCGCTGCAAGAGCTTGCAGACGCTGGGTTTATCGACGTTGATTACAGCGACAAAGAGGGCGACGCGGGCGAAGCGCTAGCAGAGCGCTACTCTAGAGTAGAGAAGAGAAGAGAAAAGAAGAGCAAACGTGCGGTGCGGAAATATTCGGAGGCATTCGAGCAGGTGTGGAAGATCCACGCTCGTGGTCCGAAGACCAAAGCCGGTGATGCGTACAAAGCTGCGGTAGGGAACGGCGTCACCCACGACGTGATCGTGGAGAAGCTGACCGGGTACGTGGCAGCAGAGCTCCGGCCAGACGACAACCCGCCGTTCAAGGGGCAACATCTTTTCCGCTGGCTGAACGACGGGCGGTGGGAGGAGGAGTTCGAGACCAAGAGAGATGGCAGCTACCAGCCGGCGTCGGGCTTCGATTGGTTCCCGCCGAGTCTTGAGGGGGTGGTCAAGTGATCGGCGCGGGTGAGCTGACCGACCTCAACTCGCCGGAGTTTATGAAGGCGTTCGCCGAGGAGCAGCAGCAGGAGACGGTGGCGGTTCCAACGCCATTCGAGATGCTGAATCGAGCTCTCCGCGATGCTGGTGGAGGCGTAGGGTTGGCCCCGTCGTGGATGTGCATCATCGGGGCGAACCCCGGCCATACGAAATCAGTGCTTGCCCTCAACTTCGCGGCGAAAGCTATCGAGCACGGACAGGCGGTGGGCTTCGCGAACTTGGAGATGTCTAAGACTCAGGTCGCCTCGCGGTTCTACGCTATTCAGTCCGGGTTGCCGGTGGCGGCTATGGAGCGGGGCACGTTCTCGCCTCGCATCTTCGAGACGGTAGAGGCGTCGAGGGAGCGCCCGGCGATCTACACGCCGAGGACAGTGAGCACCAACTACACCGATGTTGTGGATTTTGTCGCTGAGTGCCACGGGGAGAGAGGCGTGTCGTTCTTCGTGGTGGATTACGTTCAGCTCTGCGCGATAGCAGGCGCCAGCGGCAGCGACAGCGTCGTCGAGGCGGTGAGCAACGTCACGCTCGATCTCCGAGAGTGGGCGGTCAACAACAACGCGATCATTCTGCTGCTCAGCCAGTTCAACCGGACGACCTCGGCTAATTACAAAGACACGCCCCGAAGCCAGGGCCTCTACGGCTCGATGGTGCTGGAATCGAGCGCAGACGTTTGCCTGTTGGTCGATCACTCGAAGGTGATCCGTTCGCCAGAGGGATCCGGCACCTTTAGGTCGTATTTAGTCTGCGATAAGAACCGGCATGGAGCCTCCCAATTTGCCATACCATTCGAGGTTTCGATGGGCACCTTACGAGCCCGGCAGGGTATGCCAGATGAGGTAGATCAATACTGGCCGAAGCCGTGAGGAGGCTAGGAGGAGACCCGGTCCTCCGAGACATAAAACGGGCGGTCAAGGCCGGCTACTTCGATGACTATGAGCCAAGTGAGCTGATGAGGACTTCAGTCGAGGAGCTGCTAGAGCGTGTCGATTTGATGAGCGACGCGCGCCGCCGCAGCTACCTGGCATCGATCAGCGCCATGCCGGAGACTGGGGGTGGCAGGCTGTCGCCCAGAAGAGATGCCGGCAGCCAGAAGAGGGGATGGCTGTCGAGACATGGAAATTAGAGGTGATCGTGCCCTGGGCCTCGCGGTGATCAACCAAGCCACCAAGGAGATGAGGGACATCAGTCCGTCATTCACGCAGCAGTTGAGTAGGGCCAAGCTGAAGCTACGGATTGAGGCGACCGCGTGGCTGTCGAGCATACAAGCCACCATATGGTTCGAGGGATGCGACCTCGACCAAGGCTACGCTCTAGGCAGGATGGACTGGGCAAGGCACGCACGTGAGCTGCTGGAGGACGAGAGCATCTCCCTCGACCCCCAGACGACTAGGGTGCTGGAGCTCGGACTCGACGCGGCCGAGCCCACGGAGTAGGTTAGAATTTGACCTACACAAGGAGACACAGCATGAAGCTGGAGATCAAGATCACGGGCCAGGCAGACGACCCAAGGGCCATCGCTCAGGTAGCAATCAATGCGGTGGCAGGTGCAGGCATGGAAGGCGGCAGAGCCAACGTCAGCTACGGCAACGTCCAGAGCTCAGACCCCATCTTCCCCGAAGAGGTGCAGGTAGCGGAGGAAGAGGTGGAGGTAGCCGTAGAGGAGGAGCAGGCGTCGGTCATGGCGGTAAGCTTCGCGAGCTCCAAGGCTGCACTGCTTGCGGATCAGCTCAACGTCCCAGCGTCGGCTTTCGTTGGCGTCGTACCCAGTGGCGTGAGGGGCTACACCATCGGCGACGTGAAGGCGCTTGCGCGTGGCTAGCGTGTCTTCTGCCGTCGTTGGGGCGAGTTCGGGTGCTTCGGGAGAGGCCTCGGGCGCCCCCGAGCCCGCCGAAACGACCACGCAGGGGGACGCAACCCCTTGCAGCGTAACGACTTACGTGACCGAGGGCGGTATCGAGATGATACCACAGGCGCACGGCGGGGCGCTACAGCGTGGCAACCCCGGCAACAGCGGGGGCTCGGGCGTCACCAGGCAGCTCCGAGAGGCCTTCCGTGGCGACCTGGAGACAGCACGGCAGCGCATCGTGGGGATCCTCGCAGACGATGACGCTGACCCCAAGGACATCATAGCCATATTCGACAAGCTGGCTAAGTACAGCGTAGGTGAGAAGCGTGAGGGGGTCACGGTAGACCACGAGCTCCTCAACGAGCTCTTCGAGCCCGTGCAGCGCTGTGTGCGCGACGCCGTCCAGCTCTCGGAGATACGGGAGCGATGGCTCGACGCGCTAGGCCAGCGGCTCAAGCTGTGAGTGGCGACCGCACGCACGATGCAAGAGTATGCAGTATCGGGGGCCGAGAGGGCCTCCTAGTTAACATAATACCTCTTACGCGAAGTGCTTTTTGGCTTAGGTACGCCACTTCGTTGATTATGCACCCGCGTCCTAGGCGAAGGTCGCCATATGCACCCTCGGGCGCCTTATGGTTATGCAGAAAGCCGAGGAGCGAAAGCCGGAATCGGACAACCAAAAAAACGAGTTTTGTGATCCGTAAAATGATGGACCAACAGAAATCCTAAAATTTTTCGGTATCAAAAAAAGGAGACAGTTTTTTGCAGGCGTTCTCAGCCACGTCATTAGCCCCTGACACGTTACGCGACCGTGCCGCCCTTCAGGAGTACGAGGGGTTCGGCAGGCGCTCGGGTGCGCGAGCTCACACGGAGTACCAGAAGGATCCTATGGGGTGGATCCGCGACAAGCTCGGGGTGCCGGAGCACACGCTACGCTGGAGCCTAAACGACGGCTACGGAGCTCACGAGTGGGACGGCACCGTGGACCCTCTCGCCGAGGTGCTTGAGGCGCTTGCCAGGTGGGAGGACGTGGGGGTTGAGAGCGGCACGGGCACAGGCAAGACGTTCCTCGGGGCAGCGGTTGTGCTGTGGTTTCTGGCGTGTTGGGAGGACTCGATCGTCGTCACGGCGGCGCCGAAGCTCGCGCAGCTCACGAAGCACATCTGGAAGGAGATAGGTGTGTTGTGGCCGCGTTTCCTGGAGCACTTCCCTGAAGCTGAGCTGTTGGCATCTGGCGCTATCCACATGAGGCCGGGCATCGAGGAACGGGAGTCGTGGGCGGCTACGGCGTTCGGTTGCGGGGTGGGCGCAGCCGAGGCGTCAGCTACGAAGGCACAGGGCTGGCACGCGGAGCATATGCTGATTTTGACGGAGGAGACGCCAGGCGTTCACCCGGCGATCATGGTGGCCTTCGAGAACACGTGTTCGGCGCCTCACAACCTCCGGCTCGCGTTCGGCAACCCTGACTACGAGGAAGACGAGCTCCATCAGTTCTGCCTGCAACCTCATGTGGCCCACGTCCGTGTCAGCGCGTTGGACCATCCCAACGTCGTTGGCGACGAGTCAGGCGTCGTCCCTGGTGCTGTCAGTAGGGAGGCGATCGATCGCCGCAAGGGGCTCTACGCGCACATCCCGGCGATGTACCAGTCGAGGGTACGGGGTATCAGCCCCAAGCAGGCTACAGGCGTCGCTCTGGGCTTCGTGGAGGCCGACCACATGGAGCATACGTCGGTGGAGACGCTGACCGACCAGAAGTGGCCGATGTTCGCCGGCATTGATTTCGGCGCATGGCGTTTCAGCTTCGTGCTGGCAGCCAGTGACCGTGCCAGGCGGCTGCACATCTTGGACGAGCTCTTCAGCCAGCAGGAGACGCTGACTGCGCGTGCGGAGGCGATCCATTATCTCTTGGACAAGCACGACGCTCCGGCGAGGACCCCGATCTGGGGGGACAGCGCCAACCCACAGGACATCATGGAGATCAACGCGGCATTCAGGAAGCTGGGCAGTCCCTACGTGGTCCGGGCGGTAGCCAAGACCTCTGCGGAGGGCAAGAGCTTCCGTGCTGCCTGCGTCGAGCGCCTGAACGACCTACTCGGCCGGCGAGCGCTGCTGTTCGACCGGGATCTCGGCAAGGGGCAGGAGTGGTACAAGGGCGCGTCTGTCGCGAGTCAGGGGCGCATGGTGAAGGGCTCACGGCTGCTGTGGGAGATCCGCAACTGGCGCTACCCTGACCGGCAGAGTGGGCGTGCCCAGCACCAGGACGCTGACGACGACACTGCGGATGGCGCTGACGCGATAGCGGCCTTACGCTATCTGGTGATGAGCTGGTGGCGTGCTGCGAGCTTCACTGCACCGCCTAAGCGTGCTGTACGCAACCGCGACACCGGGCTAGAAGATCGCCTAGAGCGTATCGCGAAGGAAAACCGTCAACTAACGAGGCATCCATTTTGAGCAGCGAGTCCCGTGCGGAGAGGCGCCGCGAGCAACGCGGTGGCAACTACCTGAAGAAGACGACGACAGTCGAGGACCAGCAGAAGCTGATCACGATATACCACGAGCGGCTGGTCTCTCCCAGGTTCCAGTACCTGGAGGAGTACGTGTTCTACCGGAAGATGTGGCCTCACCAGAAGGCCTACTACCATTGGCTCAATCTCAAGAGCTGGAGCAAGGCTCGCTGGCGTGCGTTCGGGAAGTGGCGTTACGTTCAGCGCTGGCACAAGGGGAACGACAAGGAGAGAGGGTTGTGAAGGCTGACCTGAAGCTCATCGACGGTGGCCTGTCTACCGGCAATGCGGAGAAGTCGAGCATTGCGGGTGCCGCCATGTCCGACTCTACCGGGTTCGCCGAAGCCACGCTAGCAGAGCGCTTGCTCGACCTCGGGTTGAGCGAAGACGCGCTGACGATGGACGGCTACGATGATTGCGCGATGGGGATCCTAGAACGCTTCGGCATGACGCCGATTGTGATCTACGACAAGGAGGGGGTCCTCCAGAAGCTCATGGACAATGGCTGCGACACCTACGAGGAGGCCCTTGAGTTCTACTCGTACAATCAATTAGGTGGCTGGCATGGCGACGGCACGCCTGGCTTCCTTGAATGGCTGCCAGAGCTATGAGGCTGCCCTGGGTGTCACGCACCGCCTACGAGCTCCTGCTGGACGAGCGCGACCGTCTCAGGGCCAAGGCCGACGCATGGGAAGACCACTCGCGCCGCGTGACTCGCTCGCAGCAGGGCTTGACCGAGCTACCAGCGGGACGCAAGAAGGCGCACGAGCCCCTACCCTCGTCCCTGAGCCGTATCATCAGTAAGTTCGACAGCGAGCATACCCGCCAGGGCCTTCGCAACAGCGCTAGGTTGGCGCACCACCGGGAGGGCAAGGCGTGGAGCGAGATCCAGGCAGAGCTAGAGCATAGTGTTGGCTGACTCATCCCCGATGTGTATATTGAATTATGGCGTCTCCTCTTAATACGACAGTCACGTCTTCGGGCCACTACGGTGGCCCTGACGCGGTAGGGTCTCCGCCCAACAACGAGGCTGACTCGTTGTCTATCGACCCCAGGGAAGTTGCACGCGAGGTCGCCGAGTTCCACCGCAACGGGCTCAGCAGCCGGCGCTTCCACGACCTGACGGCCGAGAAGTACCTCATCCACATAGATGGGGAGGGGGACAATCAGTGGGCCGATCTGTATAACGGCGAGCGGATCCAGATCCCACACAACCTGAGCGGCGTGCCTAGGGCCCAGAACAACCTGCTGCGTCCGATGGTGGACAACATGGTCGCCTACCACACGACGATGCCGTTTCGGTACGTGGTGGATAGTAGGCCAGATCGCCAGTCTCGGGAGTCAGGCGCGATCGACCAGGCGTTCGCGAACTACATCACGAAGGAGCAGAACCTCAATAGTCTGTTCGCCGAGGCGATGTATATGGCAGCGGCCTACGGGCACTGCCCCATCCACGCACACTGGCGTGACGACCCCCAATTCGACGCCTACCAGCCGGTACACGCGGAGGGTATGCAGGGGCCGATGCGTGGCACCATTGATTGCTGGGTCGGCGACCCGTTCGATACCGTCTACAGTACTGGCGCGACACGCGGCCGCATCGAGAAGATGACCTATGCTCGCATAGTCAGCGCGGAAGGCGTCAGGCAGGCGTTCCCCGAGGTGCCCGGCATCGAGGGCTCGACCAAGCTAGCCTCCAGTAGCAGGTTCCAGCGCACCGTGCGTAAGTGGCTGATGGCAGGCAACAGCATCCACGGCACAGCAGCTCTGATGAGCGGGCAGGGCGGCGACGAGCTGATCGCGCTGATCTACCGCGAGATCCCGGCTGGTGTCGATACTAAGTATCCGGCGGGCCGACTCACGATCGTGGCGCTCAACGGCAGTGCATCAACCGACGCGGCAGACGCCTCGGGCGGTGGCGCGGCCGGCGGCTACGGCAACGCGCTGCTCCTACACGACGGCCCGCTGCCTGGCGGCGTGCTGAGCTCTGTGCAGGTCTACAGCGCGAATCGCTTCGATGACGTGCTGGGCAAGCCGTTCGTGGCCGACCTCGACGAGGACCAGGTCCAGCTCAACCAGCTCGAAACGCTGGTGAACGAGTTTGTAAGGCGCAGCGTCAGGGCCCCACTGGTCACGGCAGGGGTCATAGCCGACGACTCGGCAGCCTATATCGACGACGGCGAGATCGAGATCGACCCCGGTACGGGCTTCATCCCCCAGTACCTGGAGCTCCCGAGCAGGCACATCCCGCTCCTGGAGCACAAGATACAGCGCATCGAGGCCGGCCTCTTCCGCAAAGGTGGCTGGCAGGCTGCTAGCAGAGGCGAGAGCCAGCCATACGACGCGGCTGCTAAGGTTGTGGCGCTCGCTAGGGCCGACGACACGGTGCATGGCCCAACCAACCAACGCTTCCGCGAGAGCGCCGAAGGGTTCATGGGCATCTGCTGGCAACTGATGAAGCAGTACGGCGACGTGCCGTGGCTCGTGGATGTCGCTGGCGACGAGATCATGCACTTGATCAAGCCCTACATAGGCAGGAGCCAGCTCAGCGAGATGAAGCCGATGTACCGGCTCACGAGCGGGTTCGGCGCCACCACGGAAGCCAAGGCCCAGCAACTGATGAATCTCTGGCAGATGTTCGACCCAACGACGGGCGAACGAGCGATCTCGACCAGACAATTCAAGAAGCAGTATCCCGACAGGAGCCTATGGCCTGACGAGCTCGACCCAGAGGAGATGCGCGAGCGCAGGGCGAAAGTCGTCAACCAGGGTATCCGCGAGGTGGTCAAAGAGTTCAGAGAGCAGTATGGTTTACCGCAGGAGGAGGTCACCGGCCTGGGCGACCCAACGGTCGAACAGGCAGCTCAGTACCTCTGGCCCATGCTCGACAAGCAGTATCCGATAATGATGGACGACAACTCGACAGCACACCTCGAAGCGTTGTCTACGATGACACAGGACGAGAGCGAAGATTCGATCGTGAGGCGCATAGCGATGCTCCGACAAGACCAATTCTTCCAGTGGCTGAGCGGCCAGCAAGTGGCTCAGGACGCTCGTGGCGCCGAGCCGCCAGCCCCAGCACCCGGATCGCCGGCTGCTGGGCCGGCTGGACCCGCCGCTGGACCCGCACCGCCCGCTGCTGGCCTCGCCGCCACCCCAGGGGCAGGGACCGCAGGAACGTCTAGGAACAAAGTGGCAAACCTAACGGCCGCAGCGCGTGAAGGCGCGGTCTAACCAGATGAGAGACCATGACTGAGATAGCCGCCGCCGCAGAGGCCCCGGAAGTCGTTGAAGCCCCGGTAGTCGTAGAGGCCCCAGCAGAGGGGCCCCGTACCGTATCGGACATCAAGAGATCCGCACGGGAACGTCTAACCGCGAAACTTGAGGCGGGCGAACGTGCCCGCACACCAGCAGGATCACCCGAGGGTGGTCAATTTACGAAGGAAGAAGCCGAGGAGTCGCCCGCAGAGGGCTCCCCCTCCGGCACCGAAGACCTCGACACCATAGCCGCCTCTTCACTTTCTGGGGAGGTTGTGGCCGAGGCCACGGAGACCGAACAGGCCATCACCCCTGTTTCTACATCCGTGACAGTCCCCGTCGCAGACGGTCATCCCCTGCGACAACGGGGGCGCGAGGCGTTCGAGGTAGCTCCTGAAGATGAACGCGATCTCAGGGCGCTCTTGAACAGCCACACCCGTAGGGCCGAGCTCGACCAAGCCTCACAGAAACTCGACGCTGTCGGAGCGCAACTCATAGAGTCCCGCGCCGACGCTGACTACTGGAGGACCCAGGCGAGCTCTGGCGGTATCCTGAGCACGGAACAGGAGTCCACATACAAGGACATACTCACCACCTACGGGGAAGCCGACGCCAGCATCTACCGCAACGGCATACTCGCCACTACCGGCAACGAAGGGCTCGAACAGGCGAAAGCGGAGGCGCGTCAAACGTATGTGCAAGGAGCGGCGGTCGAAAAG